CGTAGCGATCGAGGCGATCCAGACTGCGACTTCATTCGCGCGCATCATCCCGGCACCAGCGGTAACCAGTTCATCAATCAGCAGCTTTCGCAGCGCGTTGACTCCTTCCCGGTAGCCGCGATAGTAACCCTCGGACTCGGCGCGCGACATCCGCAGAGCCTTGTTTTCCCGCTGGTAACGCGCGCGGCATTCCTTGCACCACTTCGGAGTTCCGGTCGTATCGAGCGCATTTGAGCATCCGGTATTCGAGCACTTCTCTGGGGATTTGGGGGCTGCCATGAGATTGCAGTTTACTAAATTTGTTCAGCCGTTTGTTGTTTCAAGTGAAACGCTCTTGCATACTCGCCCTTAATGCCAAATCTGGAAGCGCTCACCCGGAAGTTTCAGGAGCGTCTTGAAAAGCTCGGCCACACCGGTATCCGCGTCACGCTCACCGAAGGCACGCAGACCATTGCCGAGGCGGGCAAGGTCCAGGATCTGAAGCTGTTCGAAAGCGCGGCCACTCTTGAACGGATCGTCCTGAAAGAAGCCAAGGCCGATTACGAAATCAAGCTGATCGCGCCCGGCAAAGGCTCGAGCGCGTTCTATCCCGCCGAAGTTCTGAAGCGTGACGGTCCGAAGGTGTTCAAGGCCGGAACGCACGTCTACCTGAACCACCCGACGCAGGCGGAAGAATCGCAGCGGCCGGAGGGCGACGTGAAGAATCTCGCTGGGGTGCTTTCGACCACGGCCACGTATCACGAAACCCACGCCAAAGGACCCGGGCTCTACGCGCGGATGAAGGTGTTCGCGGATCACGGCCAGCTTGTCGAAGAAAAAGCCCCGCACGTCGGCATGAGCATTCGAGCAAGTGGAAACGCGGAATCCGGCAAGTCGAAAGATGGACTTCCGGTACTCAAGGAATTGACCAGTGCGGAATCGGTGGACGTGGTAACGCGGGCCGGTGCTGGGGGAATGATTCTCACCGAGGCTGCAAAGCCAAACGAAAAGGAGACGACCGAAATGGAAGAGAAGGACGTAACGGCTCTTGTCGAAAAAGCGACCAAGCCTCTGCTCGAAACCATCACCAAATTGCAGGAGACGCTCACCCAGAGCACCAATCCTGTGAAAGCTCTTGAGGCACGCGCACTTCGGGGAGACGCAACCGTCGAAGCGACCAAAGCTCTGTCGGGCCTAGCTCTTGGCGAAGCTTCCAAGCAGCGCGTCATCGAAAGTGTTCTCCGCGGTGAGTTGCCGGTGAAAGACGGCGTGCTGGATACCGCGAAGTTCACCGAACTGGTGACGGCCGAGGCGAAGCGCGAAGCGGCCTATGTGCAATCGCTCACCGGAAACGGACGGGTGATCGGCATGGGGACTTCGGTAAACACCGAAACCGACCCGGCCAAGATCGTCGAGGCACAGAAGCGCGATCGCGACCAGCGCGAACTGGACGAAAAGGATGCGGCCGACGTGTTCCAACGGTTCGGCCTGAGTGAAGCGGCTGCGAAATCGGCTGCCAAATACCGGGAGGTTGCATAATGCTTAACCAACTTGCACCCGATGGGTCAGTAGGATTTTTCCTCTGCCCCTCGGCAGTCACCAAGGGCATGGCCGTTCTGATCGGCAATCAGCCGGCCGTAGCGATCGACAATTACTCCTCAGTCACCGGAGGAACAACCTTCTGTTTCGAGGGCGTATACGCGCTCACGGTGATCGGGCAATCCACCATGTCCCCGGTATCGGGGCTCGCAATTCTTCCCGGCGATCAACTGTACGCTTCGGGAACGCTCGACCCCACAACGAACGTGACCTACAACCTCACGATCGACAAGACACGCGGAAACGTTCCCTTCGGGTGTTTCTTCCCGGTCAACGCGTTTTCGGCTTCAACCATCGCGTCCGGTGCGACCAGCACCACGGCGCCGGTGAAAATCAATCCGATGGGCGATGGTCCCCACGGGCTCTAAGGAGATCACATGCGACCCCAAATCACAGAACAAATCGCCCGGTTCGACCCGGATGCCGGGCTCAACATCGATGGCTTCATGGCCTCGCAGCGCAACGCGCAAACCGCGCATCGCAAACGCGTTCGCGAGGCCGCGCGGCTCATCGTCGACGTCTCGGAAGGGCGAACCGATCGCTACTTCCTGAAGCAGGCCTTCCGCCCCACGGAAGCGTCTGCGATGGTGAAGATCCAGGAAAGCTATCCCGGCCTCATCAACCTTCGCGAAGCTCCGATCGGCGGCATGTCGATCACGGACTTTTCGATTCTGACGCTCGACGTCCTGGATCGAATCCTGTACGGCTACTGGGATGCGACGCCGATCCTCTCGAAGCCGATGGTCCGCATGCACCCGTTGACGGACTTCCGCAACGTCTCGCGCTACCTGATGGATGGCGCGGCGACCCCACCGGAAGCCGTTCCGCCTGGCGCACAGCCCAAGGAAAAGGTGCTGGGTCCGCAAACGCTGATCCAGTACGCACCGCAGAAGTACGAGGCGTTCACCCGCGTCGTATGGGAAGCGATGGTCAATGATGACCTCGGCGTTTTCACCGACCTCGGCCAGCGCCTAGTCATCGGCGCCAACCGCGGCATCGAATTGTTCCTGACGGGATTGTATGTCGACGCGAACGGTCCCAACGCCACGCTGTACACCACGGCGAATAAGAACCAAATCATCCAGACCAACGGCGCGGCCAGCAATAACCCGATCCTCGACGCACAGGGATTGCAGGACGCCTTCACGGTTCTCGCGCGTCAGGTTGACGCAGACGGATACCCGATCATCCTGACCGGCAAGATGTATCTCTGGTACGGGCCGCATTACGCGGCCACAGTGCAGAACCTCATGCACATGCTGAGCGTTCAGCTCTCGGTCAACGGCGGCGTGGCGAATGCGCAGGGCTTCCCCTCGCAGTTCGTGAACGTCAACAACTGGATGGTGCAGAACCTGGTTCCGATCATGAACCCGTTTATCCGGCTCGTGTGCACCACGGCGACTACGCAGGACACGATGTGGGGAATCACCCTGGATCCGGGTGCGCAGAATCGGCCGGCGATGGAGTTCGGATTCCTCCGGGGCTTCGAAGTTCCGCAGTTGTTCCAGAAGGTTCCGAACACCATGCGCGCGGGCGGCGGCGTGGCGCCGGAGCTCGGTGACTTCTACACGATGGCGCAGGAAATGAAAGTGCTGTCGGTGTATGGCGGCAAGCAGATCGCGGGCCAGACCACGGTAGCGAGCACCGGACGCGCGACCTAACGGGGAAGGAATGCTGAGCGCTGTCCGATCTCTGGCGAGGTGGGGCGGCGCTCTTTTGATTTGCGTGTCTTTTACCTACATACTCCCGTCGAACATCGGCTACGTCCGGCTCTTGGTAGCGGACACCGATGCGGCTAACCCGATCTTCTCGGATGAGGAGATCACAGCTTTCATGGCGCTCGCGTCGAACGTCTGGCAGAGTTCGCAGTTTTACAGCGCGGCCGGCGGGCAAGCGGTATTACCGAGTCCCCCGACCAATTACCTGCGGGCGGCAGCGCTCGCGCTCGATTCGCTGGCTTCGAATAAATCGCGTCTTCAAGGCGTCATCGAATTGCTGGATGTGAAGCTCTCGAGCATGAAAGACGTGGCGCTTCAGCTACGCGCACAAGCGCAGAGTTATCGCGACACGGATGACAACTCCGGGGCCTTCGTCATCATCGAGCAAGTCAATAACGCGTGGTCGTTTCAGCAGCGCTTCTGGAATCAGGCTGCAAGGCAGTTAGGCGTATGAATCAGCAGACCGTTGACGTGTCGCAAGTCATGGATATGGCGCTCGCGACGGGTCTGTTTGTTTCGCTGTGCACCATCCAGGAACCACCGGACACCGTTAACGCGCAGGGCGGGCAGAATCTTGACCCCGCGGATTACGTCGACATCTCGGCGGAACTGACCAACATCCCGTGCATGGAAGCGGTGATGACGGTGATCCGTCCCGACGTCACCGACGAAGTGAAGCTGGCGAAGTACACGAAAGAGCGCAGCGTATCGCACGTGCTCTTGTACGGATACTTCCCGCAGATCGAACAGCGGCATCAGGCGGTGATCGACGGAATCCCGCACGACATTCTGGCGGTCGAATGGTCCTCGCAGAAGGTGACCGGCAAGCAGACGCGCTTGGCGTGTCAGGTGAAGACGTTATGAGGCTCACCGCTACAGTTTCCATGCCCGGTCTGGATCTGAAGATCAAGTATCTGCTCGAGGGTGCGCGAGCCGGTCTGAAGTTTGGCGTGTCCGAGGCCGGTTTGTTATTTGAGACGGCGGCGAAGCAATATGTCCCGGTCCTAACAGGGAACCTGCGGGATCACATCCACACCGAGCAGGTAATTGACGAACCCCTGAGGCAGGAGGTGATCGTTACCCCGGTCGTGGAATCTTCGAACGAATATGGATTCGACCCGGCCTATGCCCGAAGAATCGAACTGGGTTTCGTGGGGGTCGATTCCCTTGGAAGGAATTATCACCAGGCGCCGCAGCCGTTCATGCGGCCGGCGTTTGAGGAGCAGAAAGAAGCGGCGCACGAAACCATCGTCCGCAACGTGAAAGAAGAAGTGGTAAACGCTTCGGTGACTCGCAGATGAGCACACTTGAAACCAGATTCCGCGAAGGCTTGCTGGCGGACGCCGCAGTGCTAGCCGCACTTGGGCCAAGGCTGTATCACCAGACCGTGAGGCAACTTCCGCCTTATCCATCGGCGGCGTATCAGCGGATCATGACGCGACGGATCGGGACGATCGAGCAAGTCGACAACTGGATGTCCTCCGGCTGGGCGCGGTTTCAGGTAACGATCCTCGATACGGACGATGTTCGTTTGGTCGAGACGATGGACAAGATCCGCAAGGCGCTTCAGACCTTCGATCTGAGTTCTGAGGATTTCACGGGCTCGCCGGCCGTCCGAGTGGTCCGGCAGGCGCCCAATCTTGTAGTGCGGGAAACGGTGGACGTGCAGCCGGAAACCAAACCCCCGGTCTTCGTCGGGCTGCTGGATGCGAACTGTTTCTTCCGAGACGTGAATTGAAAAGGAGAATTTAAGATATGTCCACACCCATCGCACGTGCAGCAATTAACACGATCCTGGCCTATGGAAACGGCGCCTGTCCCGAAGTGTTCGTAACCATCCCGAACGTTGGTTCGATCACCGGTCCGGGTCTTTCGCGGACGGTTCAGGATGTCACGAGCCATTCAACCGGTGAGCCGTGGCGTCAGAAGTTCCCGACGCTGAACGACGGCGGCGACTTGACGTTCGATCTGTTCTATATCCCGGACGATGACGCGCACAAAGCCGTACTCGCGATGGCCGTCGACACGGTGGACCCGATCAAGGACTGGACGCTGACATTCCCCAATTCGGACGGTGTGAACTTCTTCTTCGAAGGGTTCATCTCCAAGTTCGGATCGACCGAAAAGGTCGACGACGTGTTGCGCGCTGCGATCACGTTGACCGTTACCGGCAAGGTGACTCCGAACTATCCATAGGCCTCTCGTCACTGGGAGCTCATCACAGGCGGGGGCGAGCAATCGCTCCCGTTTCGTGTATCATGTAGCGCATGGACCCAGTGACCTATCCCGTCGTTCACCTTCCGGTGATTGGCGATCCCAATAAATCCGAGCCTTTCACGGTGTGTTTCACCGTCGACGCAATCGGGCTGCTCAAGACTCAATGGCAGATCGATCTCTTTGAGCCCCAGAAGCTCGATGGCGCGATGGCGAATCTCGAGCACGCATGCCGATTGCTCTCTGCGGGAATTTCGCACCAGGCGCAGATCTCAGTTGAGGACCTTCGGAAGCGGGTCAATCTTCTGATCCTGCCCGATATCAGCGCGGCGATCAGTCAGGCAATCTCAAAAGCTTCCCCCCAGGTAGCGACGCCGGAAACGACGTCGACACAGATCCAGTAGACCGCGAACAATACTGGATCGACATCATCGCGGGTGGAGTGATTCACCTGGGCCTGACACCCGCAGAGATTGGGCGCAGCACTCCGCGAATGCTGCACGCGTTCTGGCTGGCATACGAGGAGCGCGAGATTCGCACCGATGCACGCTTCGCGGCAATCCTCGAATGGACCGCCCGGGCTCATCTCACCAAAGCCGGTAAAGAGCAATGGAAGGCCGGGGAACTTGTCCCCGCGGTCGCGTGGGCGCGCCACAACGCAAAGGAACTGCTCAACGGGAAACCCCGAAAGAGAATCACTACGCCCGAGGAAGCCGTGTTGCACTTCCAGCAGTCCTCTGAAGAAGCGCTGAACGAAATGCTAACCTTTACGGCAGTGCACAACGCGAACATCGCTAAGCGTGGAGGGAAGTAATGGACTTCGGCGGATCGGGCGATATCAACATTGGCGTTGGCGGTGATATTTCCCCGCTGAAGCAGGCGCTCGATCAAATCCCAGCACTCGCACGACAAGCCGGCGAAGCGGCCGCGGCTGCATTGTCCAGCGCGGCATCGAGTGGCGGCGGTACGGCAACTGCGTTCGCGGATGCAGCCAGGGCTACGCAACAGCTTTCGGAAGCGATGAATACGGCCGTGGGCGCGGCGCAGCAACTCGATCGCGAACTTCAGCAGAAACCCACCGACGCCGGCAACGCAACGATGGCGTTTAAGGATCTTGGCCAGAGCCTGACCGAAGCGGGCGGCGCGCTGGTAATGATCGGCGGCATCCTCTCAACCATCAGCGCGGGCTTCATTGATTTGGGGGTTGAGGCTCTCAGCGCATCCGCCAAAATCGAAACCCAGCGCATCGCAATGGTCAACCTGACCAAGAGCGCGGAGCAGACCGACACGCTTATCAAAGGCCTCGTCGACTTCGCAGTTAAGACGCCTTTCCAGATTCCCGGCGTGATCGAGATGGGACAGAAGCTCGTCGCGATGGGCACCGCAGCGCAGGACGTCATCCCATTGCTGCGCACGCTGGGCGATACCGCGAGTGGATCGGGCAAGGGATTCGCCGGCCTCAATACGCTGGTTCAGGACTTCGGGAAAATGGCGCAGCTCGGCGTGGTTCACATGCGCGAGTTGAATGTACTGGCGTATCAGGGAGTACCTGCGATTCAAGCGCTGGCCGATGCATTTGGAGTATCCGCGAATCGAATGCGCCAAATGGTCGAGCAGAACATGGTCGCGGCGGCTGACGCAATCCCGATTCTGCTGAAGGCGATGAATGAGAAGTTTGGCGGCCAGATGGAAGCGCAGTCGAAGGGATTGGAGGGGATGTTCTCCAACCTCAAAGACGCCGTTATCCGCACCTTGATTGCAATTGGCGATGCGCTCGCACCCGCGGCGAAGGGCATCATCAACTCACTGATGCCGATCGTTGACGAAATCGCACGGATGGCGAAGGCGTTCGGGGAGCTTCCGCAGTGGGTTCAGCAAACCGCGATTGTCATGGGTGTTTTGGTCGTAGCTCTGGGTCCGGTAATACTGGGAGTTGGCGCGATTGTCTTTGCAGTTGGGCAGACCGTCATTGCGGCGCAGACGCTGGCACCCATCATCGGGGTCGAGCTACCCGCCGCATTCACGCGCGGAACTATTGCAGTTGCTGAGAACACGATTGCACTCGAAGCGAACGCAGTAGCCGCGCGCACGGCTGGCGCGGCGCTGGGAACCACGGCGGCAGAAGGAGCGGGAATAGCGGCTACGGCGTTCGGAACGCTCAGGGCGGCAGCGAGTCTGGCGATTCCGATCATCGCGGCGGTAGCTACGGCATTCGTCGCTGGCAAGTTGATCGCGAGCATTCTCGAAACCATCCCATACGTGCAGACGCTTCAAAAGGCATGGGCGGATACCGCGCTTGCTCAAACCGGCGCGGCGGGAAACGCTCAGGCGCAAGGGGCCGCTGCATACTTCAAGGCAATATCGGAGGGATCGAAGGGCGCGGCTGCTGGACTGGATCTTGCCGCGCGAGGTCTGAAGCTACTTCAGGATGCACAGTCCGACGCTAACCAGGCGGTCATTACCGCCAAGGGTGTTATGGATGCGGCAAAGGCCGCGCTCGACGGATCGGCGGAAGCGGCGGCTGTATATCGGCGTTCGGTCAATGCGTATAACGATGCGGTAGAAAAAGCCAGCGCAACAATTAAAACGCATGGCTCGGCGCTGAAGGACGCCACAATCTACACCTCAGAAGCTGGGGCAGCACTCGATAAATACAGCGGCATCGTCGGGAAGGTGACCGGATTCGTCAATGACTCGATGGTCGAGTTTCGCCGGGCGATTATCGACGGGATGAATCCGGCCACAGCGATCAAGGAACTGGATGAACTGATCGCGAAAATGCGCGCGCTCGCGACGGATGGCGACACCGTGGCGGGCGGGCTCGCGGACATGTTTGAGGGTTCGCGCAAGAAGATCATCGACATGCTCTTGTCGCTCGACCCGACCAAGATGCAGGCGTTCAACATCAACGGCGTTCAGGTGTTGAAGCAGGGAATCTCTGGGCTCGGATTGAGTACGGATGAGATGAAGACCAAACTCGCCACGGCGCTGGGCATTACAGAGGACGCAGCTGCGAAGCTCATCAACGCATGGAAGACCGGCATGCGTGACGCAGGCGCTTCAACGGACGGATTCACGCACACCGTTATCAATGGCGTGGAGGTTATCACACCCGCGCTCAAGTCGCTGAAGGGAAGTATCGATGCAGTCTCGGACTCGGCGCGCGCCAACGCAGAGTCGATGATCTTCATGGGTGACAAGTGGGTCAGTGCGTCGGAACTTGGGAAGAAGGTCGCGCAGACTGTAGGCTCCTACGAAGCACCATTCAAAGCTGCTACGGGAGCGACGGCGGAACAAACCAAAGCGCTCGATTCGCTGATGATGTCCGCCAAGGAATTTCAGCGCGTATATGGCGGGTCGATGGAGGACGCGCGGGCCGTCACGTCCAAAGCTGGCAAAGCATGGGAAGACGCTTCCGTATCGGCCAAAATGTTCGGGAGTGACCTGAAAACGATGGAAGGTTCCTTCATGGAAGGCATGAAGGGGATGACTGTCTCTGGCGAAGTCTACATCGCGATGCTTTCGCAGATGGGCGCACTTCAGTCGGACGTGGCGCGCGCAGCCGCGGCGCTCGGCTATGAGGAAATCGGCATCAACAATTTCGTCTCTCCCGAGTTCAAGAAAAACTACCAGGGCGGCGCAACACAAGCGCTCCTGGATCAGATGGACAAGTACTTCCAGGACAAAATAGCAGCCGACGCGAAGGCACTCGAAGCGCACACGGCATCCGTGGAAGCGGCCACGCACAAGTACGACGATCTGATGATCATGGTCAACGGCGTGATGATGAGCATCAAGGATTACAACGAACTGGCGAAGAAGGTAGCGGACGATGCTAACAAACATCAACTTGAATCGTTAGGTGAACTGACGATCGGGAGCAAAGAAGCGAGCGATGCAATCGGGGATCTCGCAAACGCGTCCACTCTTGCGGCGGGTAATCTCGGCACGATAACGAACAACGTGAGCAGCACGGCGGATATGTGGCGCAGTTTCCCGGATCAAATGGCAACGGCGCAGAGCCAGACCATTAAGAATCTTTTGGACCTGGGAACGAACTTCTACGACGCAGTGGACGCAGCGAACAACCTGGTTGACGGGTTCGACGAAGCCGCGGCGAAGATCCAGCGCTCGGGATCGATCGGAACCATCAGCGACGTCACCAGCGGTTCGCCCCAATCCTATGACGCAACGTTCAAAAATCTCCTGAACCTCGGAATGAATTTCTACGACGCAAAGGACGCGATAAACCGGATGGTACAGGGAGCCGACGAAGCGGCTATGAAACTCCCGCAGTCGGCGCAGATCATGAAGACCACGGTAGACTCGACGGTCGGCTCGCTGCTCAAGTTGGGGATGAACTTTTATGACGCTGTGGACGCGACGCGCAACTTGGTTATCGGATTTGACAAAGCTACCGCGGTATTGAACCCCACGGCATCTATCGGGCGCGGGAATCCGATCTTCCCGGACTCTCAATACCAGTTGGGCATCAGCGGCGCGTATCGCACGGGCGACGTGAGCGCGGGAACGGGGCTCATGGGATTGCGGGCGGCTGGCAGTGGCGTGACGATCAACGTCACCGGTAACACGATCATGGATCAGGGTACGGTGAACAGCTTGACGAATCGAGTCGCAACGCAAATGACGAACATCTTGAGAATGAATGCGGGGCTTAAGGTCTGACATGGCGAATCGACGATACGACAAAGCCGGCACGCTCGCGGGTGGTACGGGCGTTAATTGGACCACCGCAGATATCAAGCTGGCCGCACTCAAAAGCACCTACGCCTTCGACAAAACGCATGAGTTCGTAACGGCACTCGGCGCGAACATCGTAGCGCGATCAGCGAATCTCACCGGGAAAGTGAATCTTGCCGGGATTCTCAAAGGCGACTCCGCGCTGTTCGCTCTGCTGACGGGTGCGACGGTTCAGTACTGCGCCGTGTTCATTGATACAGGAGTCGACGCCACGTCTTCACTGCTCTACTACATCGACACGGCTATCAACCTTCCGACGATTCCAAACGGTCTTGACGTGACAGTGCAGCCGGACCCGTCGACAGGATACCTTCAGGTATGATTAACCAATGCTGAACGCCCACCAGTTACGCCAACTTGCCGAGCAAACCAGCGCAGCCGCAACCGTGGCAGAAGCGCGCGTAGGGATTTTCGATGAGAAGGACGAGCCGAGCCTCATGGCGCTAGCGCTCACGAACGCGGCGGCGGCGCGGCAGTTTCATGAAGGCATCGCGGCGTTGCTCGCAGAAAAGCAAGGGGCGGGAGAATAACATGCTTCACGGAGCAATCGGAGCGGCGTCATTCGATGGGCAGCGGGCCAATCCCCCGGAGATGGAGTTCGGCGCTGTCACGCGAAACATCTGGGTATTTCGCTGCTACGGGCCGGATGGAAAGCTGAAGTGGGAAGACGGTTTTGAAAACCTCACCACCACCGAAGGCCGCAACGATGCGCTGACGCAGTATTTGAAAGGGTCGAGCTACACCGCGACGCACTTCGTCGGGCTGATCAACAATTCCGGCTTTACCGCGATCGCTGTCGGTGACACCGCGGGCCAGATCAACGGGACAAACCAGTGGACAGAATTGACCGATTATTCGCAGTCCACGCGGCCGGCGCTAACGCTCGGAACCGCTTCGGCGGGTTCGATCAGCAACGTCGCATCTCTGGCGACGTTCAGCATCAATAACACCGTGACGGTTAACGGCGGTTTCACGGTGACCAATTCCACCAAGGCCGGCACGTCGGGGAAGATTTACGGGGAAGGATCGTTTTCTTCACCGCGTTCTTTCGTGAGCGGTGACACACTCACGGTTCAGGTGACTCTCACGCTCGCAAGCGCGTAATGGCAATCAGCGCAAATACAGTCTGGGAGGTTCGACCGACTAACGGGGTCGATACCAATTCTGGCGGCTTTGTTCCTGGGCAGGCTTCGCCCGGGACTGACTGGAGCCAGCAGCCGGGCGCACAGTACGCGCTCACCGGCCTGACGAGCTCGGCGGCGAACGCGGTGATTCTTTCAGCATCGGCGGCGGCCGACATGAAAGACAACATCATCAACGTGACCGGAGGAACGAATGCGACGACGGGCCATTACCAAATCATCTCGGTGATCGTGGGCGTGTCGATCACGGTAGACCGGAACTGGTGCACCGGCGCGGTGGTATCGGGAACGGCGAACATCGGCGGCGCAAAGCAAACCATCGGCGCGATGAATACGATCCTGACGACGACGAATCAGAATGCGACCGGCCAGATCGTTTACGTGAAAGCCGAAGCGACCATCACGATCGGCGCGGGCATCACGTTTTCACCGAATGGAGGAACGACGGCGCAGACCGCGAATCAGCTTGTCGGCTACACGTCCTCTAGAACCGATCAGGGCAAGGTGACGATTCAAGCCACATCGGGCAGTGCGTTCACGATGCTGACGGTTTCCCCGTCCGGCCTTCTCATCGTCCGCAATTTCATCATCGACGGAAACAGCCGTACCACTATTACCGGGCTCGCGTGCAATGCGAGCTATGCGCAGTTCGAGGACGTGTTCGTTATCAACTGCACGTCGACCGGGGCGACGTTCACCAACCAGCAATGTACAGCGGTTCGAATGAAAATCACCGGCTGTGCGAACGCATTCAACTGCGAAGGTGGAAACGGGCCGAATAACTTCATCGACTGCGTGGCCTACGGGAACACCGGAACGGGATTCACGGCAGCCGTGGGCGTGTTCATTGGCTGTATCTCAGCGAACAATACCGGCGCGTCTTCGGACGGGTTCGGAGGCACGAACGGACTTGGTAAAAACTCCCGGTGTTGCATCCTGATCAACTGCTCAGCCTATACGAATGGGCGTGACGGCTTCCGGCTCGGCTCGACGATCAACTGTCCGGTCTCGATCAAGAACTGCATCGGCTACGGGAATGCGGGTAAGGATATTCAGGCCGCGACGAACGTAATCCCATCGGGCGGCGTGACTGTCGAGTACTCGGCATTTGTGACCACGGCCAATCTGACGCTCGGTCAGGGCTGCGTGACGCCCTCGGTCGATCCGTTCGTAGCTGGGGGTTCGAACAACTTCGCGCTGAACAATACGGCAGGCGGCGGCGCGGCGGTTCGCGGGCTCGGATTCCCCGGCGTGCTGAGCGTGGGCGGCACGGGATACGTTGACATGGGAGCCTTGCAGCATCAGGACACGCCATCCACCACGACATATGTGGTAAACAGGAACGTGACCCAATACTTCGTCGACGAAGGGAACCCATAAATGGCTCGCAGTTATTCCGTTTCGTTCACGGCGGTCGCGGTCACGGCGGCGCAGGATCTCATCGCGATTTACGGGGCTGCGGGGAAGATGTGCAAGATCCGCAGAATCTCGGTCAACATCGCGGCGTCGACGCTTCCAGCCGTGGTAGGCCTTGAGATTCGCTGCCGGTTTCTCCCGGCGACGGTAACAGCGGGCAGCAGCGGCACCGCCCCGACTCCACAGAAGCTCGATAACGGCGACGCCGCGGCGACGTTCACGGCTCGAGTAAATGACACGACCC